TGGCGGGAACCAACAAAACCTATCTCTCTGTATATGCTGCGATGGAGCATTTGAAAGAAGGTAAAGTTGACCAAATCATTTACATTCGATCCGTTGTTGAAAGCTCATCCCGAAGTATTGGAGCTTTGCCCGGTGAATTGGACGAGAAATTTGGTCCATATACCATGCCATTGATGGATAAGTTGCATGAAATCGTTGATGACGCGATGTGTGGTCAATTGATGAACAACAATTACATCAAGGCAGTTCCAGTAAACTTCGTCAGAGGTCTTACTTTCCACAATTCTTTTGTGATTATTGACGAAGCTCAAAATATGAGCAAAAGCGAACTGGCCACTATTCTTACCCGCTTCGGACGAAACACCAAGTATATTGTTTGTGGAGATGCTAGACAGGCCGATATCAAAGATTCTGGATTTGAAAAGGTCCATTCTTTGTTTGACACAGAACATTCCAGAAAAAATAACATCCATTGTGTTAAATTCGATGCTGATGATGTTGTTCGTAGTCCGCTACTGAAACATATTACTCAAGTGCTGGGCGTTTAACCCCAGCTAGTTCCAGCAAACCATCCCGCGCCTTTATTGTTTTCGATAGGGGCCGGGATTTTTTGTCTTTCGGCAGGTGGATTGTTGACCACTACATTTTCTGCAATTTCAATCATTTCAGCAACGCCTGAAATAGCGTCTGTTTCCGTAGAACCTATACACACTCGTTCACCATCTGTGGCTACAAAGTGTGTTCCGAATTGCGCCACATTAAGCTTGAATGACTCGTCGTTGATTGTTACTATTTCTATCTTCACGTTATGACGATAGCACACCACGAAACTTTGTCAAATTAAATTCACGGTCTTGTGAATGGAACGACGTTTCCGGGTGGAGTTGTAGGCGCTGAAGGTGTAGTTGGAGTTGTAGGCGCAGTCGGAGTTGTAGTTGGCGCTGTTGAAGTCGCGTTAGGTGTCACTGCTGGTCGTCTGGTATTCCTACTTCTTGTTCTTGTAGTAATTTTATTTCCTTTTTTATCAACAGTAAGTGTTGTAGCATTTCCATTACTGTCTGTCACATAAACTGAATATGATGGCATGTTGTTGTAGTTTCCTTCATATCTAGGAATATCATTTGGATCTAATGTGAATCCTTGTTTGGCCAAGTTGGCTTCCATTTCATCTATTGCTTTATCAGACAAATCTTTGGATTTGGGGTCGTATCCTGTCGCAGCATTTTTAATTCCCATTATGTAATTGACAGGATCTTTTACAAGTCTTGTAACTTGAGGTAAGACCGGGGTTAAGACTTTATCGGCTACTTTGGCTGTCTTGACAAGACCTTTGCCAAGACCGGACCAAAAACCTTCTTCTAACAATTCGCGTTGGGTATATTTTCTCATATCAGTATTTAACTTCAATATTTTTATCAGCTACATTGATAAGACTTACATCAATAAGCGCATTTAAATTATTTTGGATGAACTTTTTGCCAATGAGAATTTTGTGATCATTTGTGCTTCTATTTCCAATGCTGAATGGAACTTTAGAAAATCTCTTTCCTCCTATTTCAACATCAAATTCAACAACCGGGCGGTCTTCTGTGTTACCAGCACCCACATTGATGCTGATGGTTCCAATTACAGGTTTTTCCAATGAAAAATTATTTACGGTAACGAAACGCACATATTCTTTATCAGGAGAAATTTCAATATTTTCTCCGTGTAATACGTTAAAAGCTCCGTTGCCGCTGTCTAATTTAGACGCGATTTTTCCAACTCCTTCTAAATCAAAGAGATAAACATCCTCGATCAATCCGAGAACATATTTTTCATAGAAAAACTGATTGAATTTTAGCATATTTTAGAATTCGTATTCGTCGTCAAGGTCGGGACTATTCGCATAGTCGGCCTTGGAACTTGCAGAATAATAAACATCAGAAGCGTAGTCAGCAGCCTTGGTAATCTTGGCAAGCATCCATTCTTCGAAATCAGCTTCGTTTGCCATTTTCTCCAAGCGGGTAGCATATTCAGAAAGCTTCTTAAGTTCAGAACAAATCATTTCACACAATTCACTTTTTTCATCAGAATGGGTATTATGTTCGATTGATGGATGCACCGCTGAATCGGTATCAAATGACATTACAACTGATGCCTCGTCGCCATGATCGTCGTCGTATTCATGTTCATCGTATTCATGCTCATTGTAATCATCGTCATCGCCCATTGAATTGAGATCATCAATCGCTGAAGATTCTTCGTCATCGTTATAACCAGCAGTAGCATAATTTTCCCAAATCAAATTATTATCTTTACGTTTAAAGTCCATAGTGTTATTTAATGTTTTGATTTTAAATTTGATCGAGCAATTCTGAAATGCCTTCGCCCATATATGGTTTGATGATTGTCAAGAATTCTTCGAACATTTGCTTGGCATTTACTTTGCTACCTGCTGAGAATTGATCGCTCAATGCATTGAGTAAAGCGGCATCTTCTGTATTTTTAGTATCAGACATCCACTTGGTTCCCATGTCGATCATAAATTTGACATACATGTTTTCCGAAGCTGCTGTGAACGGCATTTCAGCAGCGGGTGCAGCTGGTGGCTGTTCTGGAGCAACTTGCTGTTGAGAACCATCATCCATAGGCATATCGCCTTGTTGCATTTCTTCACCTTGCTCTCTGATAAGCCTGATGTGATGTTGAATTAAAGATAGCGTCTTACTTTTCATATGTTTGGCTGTGGCTTGTAATTAGCGATTCTCTTGGTCCCAGCGTTGTAATCCTTCAAAATCACAGGAAGTTTACTATCAACTGCTTTTTTCCGATTTGCTCGCGCTTGTGCGGCGGATGCATTTGTCTTGGATGCGCTGTCGATAGCGTCATCAGCTTCGCTGTCTTCTTCTGGCTGTTCTGTTCCCGGAGCACCTTGGGACACGCTCATGAGGCGCACAACGAACGTTCTGTTGCTTTGTGGATCATCGATATACAAAGTGTTATCCAAACCGTTACCGCTGTTCAAACCAGCGGATTTTAAAAGATGTCTGAACTCATCACGCTGATCTAAATTTTCAGCAAGTGTAGGATCATAAGCTTCAATTTTTGAAAGAAATTTACTCATGTCTGTATTTAGACAAAAAGACAAAGCTTGTTTGATAACTCATTAAAATAAACATCGTTGAGATAAGTCAGACCATTTTTGTTCAGATACTTTTTGATCTGTTTGAGAGATTTTAATTTTCTCTCGGTGTTCAAAAACAATTCAACGTGCGATACCGTTTCACAATCAGATTCTGTGATTTTTTCAAAAATCTCATTAAGATCCTTAATTTGCTCCAACACTGTAAATCCAAAAATAGTTTTTAATTTATGAATCAATCTGTTGCGGAATGCATCTTTGGTTAATTGATTGCTGAACAGATACAATTTCTCAGTGCGGTTTCTATTCTTAATGTATTCTACGAATGTCAGAAGAAATTGTGTGGTGTATAATTTTTTGATATCCCTGTTTGAAAAATCAAAACTAATGTCAAGATTTAAATTTTTCAACATCTCAGGGAATTCTCGATTGGTTTTTTTAAAAATTTCATCAATATCCAATAATTCTTTATTGGAATCTTCAAAAACTATCGAAACCACCACACTTTCTAAAACTTCTTTTTCAATATTCATTTGTTAAAATTTAAAATCTTTGTATTTTTCCTGTAATGATTTAGGAACTTTATTAATTCTAACGTTGATTATGCCATTGTATGATGAATTGTCAAATAAAACATTCGCTTTCATTTGCTCATACATTTCAAGAAATTTCATTTCCCATTGATTTTCACATAGATGCAACACCTTTTTTGTGAAAAAATCAAGTCCATATTGTTCAATATCAGACTTTAGCTCTTCCGAACTACCCCAATAGCTGTCAACATTATTGTCAACGTAGGATATTCTAGCTCTCTTTTTACCTTTTAATGGTTTTTTCTTTACTCTTTTTAATAATTTCTTACATCCTATATAATATTTCTTATCACTATCAGGATGATTATTATTGATAATGTAGACAAACCCATGATATTTGGCGGTGTCTTCGGGCAAATCAATCCAATTACTCATACT